AGTACTGTGCATATGCACGTTAAGAGTGCTTTAAAAATTCAAAATCAGACTGTTCCAAATCTCACTGATAACGATGCCAGTGATGTTACACGTATTCCTCTACATGGTAAAAGCTATGAAGGTGCCGGCAATTATCTGATGGCCAAACCAACTTCCAGTGGTGCTGTTGATTATCTGGCACATGTTGGCACTGTCGCTTTAGCGAATCAGCCGCCGACTGCTAAGTTTACTGCTGGTGAAGCACACCCATGGGCCGAACCACCGCGTAAGGCGCAATTATATCGAGTGAAGAAACAAGCAGGAGCGCATCTAGATCCTGGTGAAATTCGTACATCTGTGTTAACTTACACTAAATCTTTTAATTTGAATACTCTTGTTCGTTCGTTGGCACAAAAAGCATCTCCTGGATGTTTAAATATTGGAAATTATCGTGCATTTTTCTTTGAAAAAATGTTGAACTTTCTTAGTGCTGATGCAGCACAACAAATTAAGATTGTGTACGAACATGATCATAAGACTGCGATGTATATGACATCGTTTGCTAAGCAGGACACTACGTCTACGATTAACTTGAATATTTAAAAAAAAATAGAATGATTACCTGGGTATTCAAGGTTTATTACATTAAAACATTAATTCCGGATGTTCGAAGAATATCCGTTCAGCTTCCTCAAAGACAGGATTTCCAGGATAATGGGTAATTTCCAATCTTCTCATGAGTGCTTCAATTTGCGCTTCCGGCGCGGAGGGGTACCAGCTTCTTGGGTCCACGTTACTGGTGATCCAGATGTTAGTGGCATTAAAAACACAGGCGCTACCCTTCGTTTCGACTGTGACCGGATATCGGTCACACCAGCGCAACATATGTTCAATGGCGACTTGACCAGTAAATTCATCGATGACGACATTGCTTTGTCCATTATAGCCATCCCAGAATTTGGTACTTGGAATTTTGGGGTATGCATCCCATCCGGCTTCTTCCCATGCAGTGCGAGATTTACCAGTGCCTGTCCTTCCCCAGTACACTCGAACTCTTCTTTCCATTGGGACTGCAACCATGTTGTCTTTTGCAATTCTGCACAGGGCGTTATAGGAGTTAACCCTGATATTTGCAGGGATCTCATCGAACTTCCCTCGTTTAGCGGACTCCCAAACAGACTCCCAGTCTTCTTTCGTATTTCGCTTAAAAGCGAACTTTCCGAGGTCGAACTGGGATCCTTCCACTCTGGTGTCCTCTTTCCAAACATATTCGTTAGCTGCCGCTGACCGTGTAGGTTCAGCGTGGCAGGTTCTTCCGAATAGTCCTTTGACGGCGGCGAGTCTAACAGTGCGCTTAAACGCGCAGAGAAGCTGCCAATGTCTATATCCCTGAGCTCCCACCTCTTGCTGCCCACGTAAATAGGCGAGCTCGTCTGGTAGTTGCTCAGGGACAGACCAATCGTCTGCGGGGATCGTGAGGATCCAGTAGCGTTTTTGGGACATGATTCGCAGAAATAATTTTGGTTAGGTAGCATAAGTATAGGCTTGTTGTCTTTAAACAGTATTCTTGCCTTCTGAAAAAAATAAAAAGTGCGCTTTAACCCCCTCTATTTATAGAAATTTGACGCGTCGACTCGAGTTTTCGCGTAAATGTGGCGTAAAGTACCGTTAACAAATAACAAATGACGTGATTCGTACAAAGCACGTCGCAGCGCCCGCAGACTCGAGACCCGGGTAGAATCCCGGGTTTGCCCCACCGGCGTGAGCGTAGCGAGGTCCGGGGGGATCGACGTCGAGGAGTAGCCATACGGAGTATGTGCGACTAGCTTTGGAGCCTGGTGCACCGCAGGTACAGGACGCATGATTATCTTAGGTTGCGCCGCAGGCCTTTCGGCTAAATAGCCGAAAGCTATATCAGGCTACAAATAAACATAATTGACATCATTATGACGTATGGGCCGCGCTCCTCTAGTATTACTTACGGAGCGGGAGCCCACGGCTCACCCTAGCAACCAAAATTAATGTCAGGTCTGGGTGGTGTTTGTTCTATAATATATAAAATGCCAGATGTGTCAAGACGAAGAGGATACAAAGGATTTACTTGGCGAATCCATGGTAACTACGTTGGTCCTGGCTGGTCTGCCGGCAAGTATCAGAGTTCCGTTGCAAATTCAAATGTGCCGCCAGTTGATGAATTTGATAAAACGGCAATGGAACATGATGCGAAATATGCTAAGGGGAAGAATCTTAAACAAGCGGACTACGAATTTTACAAAGCGAACTATGGGAAAGGATTCGTGAGGTCCGCTGCAGCGTTAGCTGTCGGAGCCCAAGGCTATTTAAGAAGTGACAGTAAAGAAGATTCTTCTTCTTCCTTAAGTCATAAAAAGTCTATGTATAGACCGCCAACTCCTCCTCCTGAAAATTATATGCCATCATACAGTCGTAAACGTCGTCAATCGAATGCAACTCCTTCGGGTCGTGCTGTTAAGCGTGCTCGTGTGTCTCGTAGCGTTCGTGGCATCCGTCGTCCGATTGGACGAAAGATTCAGTTGCGAAGCAAAAGACGTTTGCGTCAACGGTCCTGGAAGGGTCGTTCTAGTGGATATTCCGGAGCTACTTCTCGTGGCTTTTTCAAGAAAGGCAATCGTTATGTGAATACATATGAGAAATATGCTGCGAAAGGAATATCTGTTGTTCGTGAAAGTGGTAATACTGGAACTATTGATGGTGGACTTGCACAGTGCGTAGCTGTGTTGCATTCCACTGTTGGTGCTAATCAGATCAAAGTGGACCTATGTCGTGCTTTGATTAAACAGATTTTTAAATTCTATGGACATGACGTTCCAAATTTCGCTGCTGTTGCTGCTCCTGGTACTACTTCATCTGCATCGATTCGTTTGCAGATTACGTATCAAGTTAATTTAACTGCTACTCCTGTTGTATATCCTGTTACAGCAATTGGTGGTGTGACTACGTTTAATGCCTTAGTTGTTGATATGATGAATAATTTGATGAATCAGATTACTCCTGATTTTATCTTCTTGTCGGCAAGTTTGAATCAAGTTGATACTACGAATCAATTTCAGCGGACAATGAATTTATCTAAGAGTACTGTGCATATGCACGTTAAGAGTGCTTTAAAAATTCAAAATCAGACTGTTCCAAATCTCACTGATAACGATGCCAGTGATGTTACACGTATTCCTCTACATGGTAAAAGCTATGAAG